GACATTTCGGACAATCTACTCAATATGATAATTCTATTTTTTTATTTACTTTATTTCGTTCTATCATTTGATAAATCATACTAGGATCATAATTAATTTCGCCATCTTCCCAAATTTTGCAATTAGGGCATCTGAGTCTCCCATATCCAGCTGGAATTATCTCACCTGGTAAAAGAATTTTAGTAGGATAGATAACATTCATTATTTTTTATTTACTAAATCATCTTCAATTTCTGAAACTACTAAATAAACTAACTCTGCTTGGTCGCGAGTTACACCAGACATTTTCTTTCCTTTACCTAAATATTTTTCAATAATTTGAGTAATACGTGGCTGGTAAAAGGCTTGATTTTCTTGCATTAAATTACCAACTATTGTTTCAAATTTTGCCATTAATTCATCAAAATCATATTCTTGAACAACAGGGGCAGTTTCGCGTTCAGTCGTAACAAATTTATTATCATGTTCCTTAGCTTCTTTTTCAATAGCATCTCCAATAGCCTTTGTCAAAGCGTCATAACTAAGAGGAATTTCAGGAACAATATATTTGAAACGAGAACCACAAGAAATGCCAGAACCAGCAGGAGGACGAAGAGTAAGAACACGTTTCTCTTCACCATCAGCACCAAGATACATACGAGCAAAGCAATAAATGTCAGCCATATTTTCAATAATCTGAAGAGCAGAAGACTAAGTAGTAGGCTTAGTATAACCATACTCTTTACCAGTTTGGTCTTTATCAGTTCCGGTCTTAGAGTGAGAAATAAATACAACAGCATAACCCATCATTGTAAGACCACGGAAAATTTCTTCAAATTCTTTCTTATACTTGCTCCAACTATTGGTGCCCCAGCCACCATCGCCCATATTATCAATACCAAGTTGATTACAAATATACTTTTGGCAAAGATCAGCCGCAATATCAACAGTATCAACAACAATAGTTTTATAAACTTCTTGGACTTCTGGTTTCTTTAACTCACGATAAATCTATTTCATTTCACCCCAAGTATTTACATCTTGTGCCATAACACCAGGAATAGCATTATAACCACGTTCAAATGCAAGTAACAAAGCACTTGGCATTTGAGTCGCCAAAGTAGTTTTACCTACTTTGGCAGGCCCATAAATAAATGTAATATACCCGGAAAGATCTTTACTTACTTTATGAGGCTGAATGCCTAAAAGATTAATAGCCATTAGATTTTCCTCCTATCAAATTAGAAGTTAAATCCAGTACCATTAGATGCTGCCGCAGGAGCCTGAGTCTGAGCTCTGGTAGCATTATAATCATCTTGACGCTTTTTAATATCAGCAAGAGCCAACTCTCTATCAGCAAGACCCTGCTCATATTCAGCTTGAGTCATAGTTCCTTCATCATCCCAAACATATGGCTCACTAGAAGCACCAGTAATTACAAAATCACGATTAGAACGAGGAGTCTCAGTCACTTTTTGCCCACCAAAAGCACTTTCCTCAACAGTCTTAACCATAATTACCTGAGAAACTTGCTGGCCCCAAACCTTAGTAAATACAGGATTCTTTGGAGAAGCTTCAAGACTTTCAAAATAATTCATTGCATCGGGATTATAAGCACTAAACTCCACAGGAAGAAAAGCCTTGCGGAAGTCAAATGTAAATCCCTTAACTTTAACGACTTCTTTTGTATTCTTTTCAGGATCAGCTTCAATACGAGTTGCTCCTGTAATCAACATATCACATTCAAAAGTATTACGAGTATTTTCGTCAGCCGCAAGAGTTTGTACAGTATGGACAAATCCACCTTCATTGCGTCTTACACTAACAAGTTCCTCTTTTCCATTTCTATTAGAATAAAATTCATTAAGTCCAATTGCAGAATCAATACGTAATTTTACTGCCTTATCAGCACCATGATCAGTTACATTACAAAGAGTGCCATTAATAATATTCTATAAAGTAGTAAAAGTAGCATTATCTGAACCACTCTTAGTTTTTGCTGTTACATAAGTAAAATGAACAGTAACAATATTTATTAATGCATTATCAGTTGCAATATCAATAGTACCATTAATAAATTGAGTGCCTGGATTTTTAGAATTTTCACCACTTGTCTTTAAAGACAAAGCCTACTGATATAAAAGACCCTCAATATGAGTAGTATTTTTCATAGTATTTTTCATTATTCATTTTCTCCTTCAATAATTACATAATTCTTACCTTTTTCAGTTAAACAATAAATTACCGGGTCTTGACTTAATTTTTCACAAAAACCATCATTAGTAAGTTTTCTCATAACTCCAGAGGCACCTCGTGAAGAAATTCCCATTTGTTCAGCTATTTCTTTAGCTTTCCAAGCCTTCACATCAAGATGCTCTTGCAGATATTTTAAGACTAATTTGCCATTTTCAGTTAAAATTGGTTTTTCATCTTTTATATCATGAAGAATATTTAAATATGCCTAAATATCTTCAGTCATAAGTTGATTTGTTAATTCAGGATTTGCTTTCATTAAAGATTCTACAAAATTTAGAAATTCTTGTTTCATAAAAAACTCTCTTTCATATTTTTTCTATAATAATTATACCATTTTTTTTTTATAAAAATCAAATTATTCTTTACTAATGCTATAACCAATTAAAG